CTAACAAACTGCTTTTATTTTGTTGGTCAAACGCCGCTTTCCTTTGGAGCGCTTCTGCTTCTGCGCGTTCATTCTCTGCTTGAAGGCGTGCATCCTGGTTCTGACTTAAGATTAGGTTTTCGCGGGCGTTGTTCTCGCTAACGCGGTTTGCACGCTGTTGTTCGGCTAGCCGCGCATCGTCACGAGCTAAGCTGTCACGGCGGAACTGCTCATTCGCTCGAGCTTGGCGTTGGCTTTCTTGCAGTTTCAAGAAGTCCATCTCAGCGCCTTGGCGCGCGAGCTCTCCTTTGTAATAAGCTTCTAGAATTCCTGAAAACGGATCAGCCATGTCTCACCTCAAAGGAAAAATGCCGCCGCCATAGCGGCGGTACCGAGTAATGAATTACGTTGTTGCCGAGCGGCCGCATCTGCTTGCGCCTGCGCCGCTTTTGACTGACTCTCAAATCCCGCAACGTCACCTAAACCTTGCAGTGCATTTTTGCGGCGGCCTTGTACATAGCTCAGCATGTTTCCTGTCAGGCTCGCACGCATGGAATCTTGAGCATCAATCGCGTTATTAATCATGCCTACGCCCGCACGCGTTGCACCGAGGCGGTTACCTTTGCTTGATGCACGTGCCATCGCGCCTGTTTGCCCCACGCCATAACGTGACATCGACCGCGCTGTCTGCGCGGTGCCGCGTTCTAATATGTCGCCTGCACTATCACGAGCGTCATCGACAAGCTGGTTACTATCAATAAGCGACAGAATGTCTGCCTCGTACGGTTCCAGCATTTCCCGATTCTTTTCGTAGTCTGCGCGGGTTAGCGCGGCAAGTTCTTCAGTTGCTGATGCCATGGTTACTTCCTAAACATTGGAGGGCTAGCAAGGTAGTTAGGGTTGGTAAAACTCAACCCCGGCCTGAAAGCACCTGTGTAGCTGGGACCATATTGCTGTCCAGCCAGAGAAATAGGACCTTGGAAATACGGAGAAGCAACTGAGTCAGTAACACCTTGGTTGTACTGCTCTTTCAATTTCTCATTGTTTTGCATGGTCTGCTTCATCTGATTGCCCTGCATGACCCCTTTACCGATCTCTGCAGCCATATTGATATTGTCGATCTTTCTTTGTGCTCTATCTTTAAATGCAGTTAGCGCCTGTGCGTTACCTTGTTGTGCCGCACTACGCATTCCTTGATACGCTGTGTTCGCTCCACCCTGCACTGCGCCAACCGCGCCCATCATATTTTTGCCGCGATTAGCTAGCTCAGCGTTAGCCGCACCGGATTGAGCAGTTTGAAGAGCGCCACCTACTGCGCCAGAGTCAAAGACTCCTAATGACGCGCCCGACCCAAGTCCTCCTGAAGACGAAGCGCGTGCCATAGCGGCGTCATCCATGCCTGCCAGAGACATTTGAGCATCTACATTAGCCGCTCCTTTGGCTAAGCCACTCCGGTCACGAGACGCTATAGCTAGGTAATCTGCACTCAGCTGGTCACTTAGACCCTCTGTATCTTTCAGAACGTCGCGCGAGACATCTAACAGCGCGCGAGTCTGCGGATCGTCTTGCGGTTTAGGCGCTTTTGGTGACTTAAATAAGTTCGACATATTAGTCCCGCTTATATTCTCAGTTCGTAGTTAACGCTTGTTGGGCTGAAACCAAGTTTCCTTAGTTTTCTGCCCCATCCCATGCGCGGAGAACTGAACTCTACACGTCCACATTCTACCTGTTTTGCTAAATCGGCTAAAGAATTAACTAGTTCATCCATCAAGGTCTCACGTCCTGCTTCAGGTCGGATATACGCTTGTTCGACAAACAGCGATTTCACGCCGTCATAGCTTGTGTTCACCTCACTTAGAACGACGAACCCTGCGGCTTTTGATCCTTCTAAGTAGTACGGGTCTTCTACCCAGTACAAAAATGTCGTTCTTGCGATGATCGCGGCGTAGATATCGGCTGGAATAAACTCGCCTGCGCCCTTCTCAATAACCTTTTCGAGTCCGTGTTCTATAAATTTCCAATTCCCACGGACTTCAGGCGTCGAAGCGCTTCGCAGATACAGCATTAATAGCCTCCGTAACGCACCCTTCTTGGTACTGCACGGTCTGCCCCAGATGCTTCTTTGCGCGCTTCTTCAACTCCGCGCATAAAGAACGCTTCCATAATCTGGAATTGACCTGCGTTGTAGTACTCGGTGTTTGGAACACGATGTAACTCAGAGGCTGTGCCAGCAAGCAGTACTTCGTAGTACTTCTCAGCAAACCAATCCTCTATCGATGTCGCGTCTCTCGTTGGCTTCAACGATACTTCTAGCACCATCTCATCGTCTTGAGTCGCATGCGGAAGCGGGTAAAGCTCAATTGACTGACCGTATTTCCATAACCAATACAAAGAGCGACCAGACTCTCGAACGAGGGAAGGATTCTGAGCCAGGTACTTTTCCGTGACGGGGGAAAGGTGGCGGTCGCTAAATCGGACTACATGCACTTTATGGGTTATTGTGCCTGTAGGAACCGTATAGCTATAAGATTGCTGATCAGCAACGATATCTATATCAACAATCTTATGGCGATACGCTGTGCTTAATTCGCAAAAACGTCTCAGCGTGCGGCCAAAGGCGCTTTCGATAACGAATGACGGTGCCGCTGGGACTTGGGATATTACGTCGTTGATAGCGTCTGAATAATCCATTACTGCACCACGTTAACTGGGTCGATAGATGGTGATACCGTTGAATCAACGGTCTGTTTACCTGACAGCGCGAAAGTGAACGCTTGATAGTGTCCTGTTGCTCGTTGCGCAGCCGATGGGACATCTGCATCCTTCGATAGCGCGCGGTACGCAACGTAGTCTGCGAGCACGTTGCTATACGCATCAGCGATATCAATATCATCAGCGAGGGCAACGGTGCTTGGAAGTTTGGTGTACAGAACTTCTATCTGTCCGTTGCCATCGTTTGGCGGATAAACATAGAAAAAGTTCATATCATTCTCGTCCACGATAAAGTGCTGAACCTCTGCAGACGCGGTAGCGCCGTGCCAGTTAGGACGAAATCTGTCCAAGGTTTCTCGAGAAATAGCGCGAACAGCACTCGTATGCGTAGAGGAGTTATTGCGGATTACAGTTAATAACCGGATAGAATCTGATGGCGCGGCCTGTCGTGTGCCAGCAACCAGATCGACGGTCGTATTACGTGTTGCGGCATCAGGTTTGTAATTACAAATCTCGCGCTGGCCGTCGTTTAAATAAGCGAGCAACTCGAAGTCAGTCCAGCGGGTCTGAGCCTCATCCATCAAAAGATACCGCACGCGGTCGATGATGCTTTGAACCCCTGTAGCCATTTTAGTCTCCGCTTATAAAAGCCATAGCATCATCACGCTCTTGCGCTGTGATGCTGTATCCAAGAACAGCCTCAAGTGCCTTCATCTTAGGCGTGCCTGACGACGTCATTCTTGTCTCATCTCCCTCATCTAGAATTGTATTAATTGCATCAATGACCTCCTGTTGGCGATCAAGTGCGTCCGCTACTGCCTCAACTTTATTTGCTGGAACAATGCCTCGTTCAATACAAGCCGGTACGTCGCGCTCGTCGACATCCATAACTTGATTTGGGAGAAACACAAGGATTGAACCGTTGAGGGATGGTACGGATTTTCTAATTTTACTTACTAGTTTCATACTTCATCCTATAAACAACCCGCCCCGAAGGGCGGGTCTTTCGTTGCTTAGTTAGCAACGTCCAGTGCGATTACACCGAAGTCTTCTTTTGCAGTATTGTCAGAAGTGGTGTTCGCTACAGGGCGATACTTAGGCTTGAGGAAGCCGATGATCTTAGAGCATGAAATACCAGCTTGGTTTCCATAATCGAAGATGTCTTCGACCCACTCAGCGTTGCCAAGATCGGCCATACCAAGCGCCTGTGCACCGCAGAACAGTGTACGTGTACCGTCAACAGTTCCTGAAGCGCCAAACTTAGAGCCTGAAGCCGCTTCATCTGTGTGATATACGTGACGGAACTCGTGGACCATTACGCCATCGACCATGACTGACTCAGAGCCTTGGAACAATGTGTTTGAATCGCCGCGAATGCCTGCGTTACGTACGTTAGCGATGAAGTCTGTATCCAGCTTGAGCTGAGCCATGATCGATGGAGTAACGAACATGTGATACATCTCTTCGCCGCCTGTGCCCTTCACACCACGGATGTAGTGATCTTTTGCGTACGCCTTCAAGTTAACAATGGTCTTGTAACCAATGTTACCGTCTGACGCAAGGTCACCAGTGCCGACTGTACCGTCTGCAGCCGCTACCAAGTGGCGGTTTGCAGTTGGAGCAGATACGTCTGACGCGAAGTCAAGATCGTTCAAGTTCAAGCCTGTAGCTGCTACAGGGCGTGTCGCACCGTTTGGACGCTTAGTATAAGCGATACCTGACAGAGTCAAGAACGCCAACTGGTCAATACGGTCTGCATACCAGTATGCAAGAACGTCACGAGAAGTCTCACGGAAGTTTACGATAGACTTTTGATCAGCCATACGACCTGCGAGACGGTTTGCGTTACGCATTTGGTCGATCTTGATCACTGTATCGTAAGCCTTGATGGCTTCTTCGTTATCTTCCAACTGATAGTCACCTACAGCACCGTCGCCTTCTAGTTCAGCGATCAATGTAAGAACAGCGCGTGCGCCTTTTTCGTTCTTAGTGAGTTCAGTTACCTGTTGTACCAATGAGTTTGGGCCAGTACCCGCAAACTGCATGATAAAAGAGTTGTTGCGTGCTTGACGCCAAAAATCGCGTGACCAAACCGTTTTTTGTTCAGTGGTCAGCGAGGCAAAGTTAGTAGTTGCCATGATGCTTACCTCAAAAAGAAGTTATGTTCGGGCTAGTGCCCACCTTCTGGCCGTATCGTGGTCCAACGAACAAAAAACAGCTTTTTTACGAGAGTGAACTCGGGGGCAGTTTCGTTGCCCCCTACGTCCGTAATATCGTTTACGAAAGACGAAATAAGCTGTACTTATTATAGATCAGCCAAAATCACCGCGCAACTTACGTAATTGTTCGTCGCTCAAGTTGTTCCAATCCTTATCGGACATCTTGAAAATATCGACGACATTGTCGTCTCGAGAGCGCTGAGACTCCCCAGAAAGCTTCGGTGGCTGCTGGGTTTGCGCTTTTTCGCGCTTTTCTGCGCTTTCTTGGCGGCGTTTTGCGCTTTTTTCTGCGGATAGATCCCGCGTTTCCGCATTTGGGATCACTGCAGGCTGATCGACGTCCATATTTACGCCTAAAGACTTGGTTGTATAACCAACTGCCTTACTTAACGCGTCGACTGGGTCGTAACCTTGGCTCATAAACCCGGTCATGAGCTCATTTGTCTCATTAATTAGGTCCTGATCCGCCTCTGCGGCGTTCAAATCGAGCTGTGGGTAGGCCGAAACCACCTCTTTAACGGCCGCTTCAAGGCGAATTTGCGCCTGAGTCTGCTGAGAGGTCTGTTGCATAGACGCCTGAAGCTCATTTTGGAGCTGTTGTCGCTCCATTTGGCGGATTTCCGCGCGAATTTGCTTCGCTTTTTCGGTTTCTCCATCCAAAACGGCGTTCATATACTTCGTTTCAGCGTCATCGAAGTCAAAATCGACCTTTGTTTCGGCTTTTTCCGAGTTAGTTCTCTCTTCAAGCTCTTTTAACTTATTCTCAAGCTGCCGACGCTTGGCCAATTCTTGGTCAAGCCGGTCTTTTGGAATCATATGCTGCTTTTTGGACTCGGTTTGTTCTTCAGCAACAGGTTCTGGAGCCGGTTCTTCATCAGATTCCACGGAATCCTCTGCCTCTTCTGACACTGTTTCATCCGATTCTTCCACCGCCTCTGCAGTTTCGGGCTCATCTTCCACTGTTTCAGGTTCGGCTTCTGCTGTTGGCTGGTCATCCGTTTCCGCAACCGCCTCTTGAATCTCCTCAGATTCCCCAAGTCCAATCGTATCCCCGCGATCGAGTCCATCCAGATCCTCGTTGTAAGTCGCTGGCGTCCAGCCTAGCTCTTGTTTCTCAGCATTACTCATATAGATTTCCTATGCTTGTCTATTTTTCATTGCTTCCTGCACAATTTTAGTCTGCGCTGAAAGTTCAGCTTGCGATTGTGACTGCTCCCGAGACATCGCTGAGAGTTGTACACGTGTTGCAAGTTCGGATTGACGCTGTTGAAGTTCTGTATCGAGCTTCTTGAGCGACATTTCTGGAGCAACGCCCTCTGTCCGCGCTTTCGCTGCAGAGAGTTGCGCTTCTGCGGTGAGCTTCTGTACTTCTGCTTGAAGCTTCGCCAGCTCAAGTTGCATATTCTGCATAACCATCTGCTGTTGCATTTGCGCCATTTGTTGCTGTTCAGGTGTCTTCTCGCGTCCTGACATCTGACGGATGAGCTTCGACAGCTCTCCTTTCCGATGTAGATGCGAATATTCAACGATCATGTCGTCAGGGATCATCACCCCTGCTTGACGTAGGCTGAGTGCCTGCGCGAACTGCATGTCGTTGAAGTTATCCCTCGCTGGTGCGGATCCTACGATAATGTCGTATTCACCAACGGTTAGATCGTTGATCACCGCGCCAGTCTGTGGATCGATCTGGTTTACCGGTAGTTCTGTGCGCGGCTTCATCGGATCGTCCTCGTCTGTGATCTGCAAGATACGTGGTTCTGTGTAGAACGCTTGCAGTAACTCCAGGATACGACGCGCGAGGATTTGTCGTGTACGTCGTAGGTTCTCCATCGGTACCTGGATTTGCACTTGGCCCGCCGATCGCTTCTGTTCGAGCGCAACGCCTGACACTTCGGCCGACTCAGTACCAAGCAGTGCATCAGAAATACCGGAGATCTCTTTAATGTGCCCCTGCGCTTTCAGTGAAATACGCTCGAGGCCTGTAGGAATTGAATTTGGTGGAATCTTCGCTGGTGCGGCATACCCACGGTTGTGTACGAGTACCAACCCTGTTTCTGCCCCACGTTCGACGAGATCATCCTCATCCATGTTGGCCAGCGATCCATTCTCAATAATCCAGCCAGAGTTCGCTGTTGTATTGACAATGTGTAGCTCTTGCGACGCAACCTTGTTCAATTGCTCCTGTGGAGACAGCAGGTTACGTACGATGCCAAATGGCTTACCGCGACGGAAGTATGGGAAGTAAGGAACGATCGTAAAGTCAGCGTATGGTGACCAATCGTCGTGCAGTACGACCTTGTCTGCAGTTACCGTCCAGCGTATGCGGCGGACAATTTTGTTTGTGATGACAAGTCCGTTCGCTTCAGCAAACGTTCGAGCGTCATCATCCGACATGTTTCCCGGCACTTGGCGCATATCGCCGGTTGCAGGGCGTAGGAAAAACGGCGTGTTAACAAGTTTTCTATGCTGGCGTTCGATGACACGTACCGCACGGACCGCAGCCCCTTCGTCTCCTGAATCGGTGTCGTCTGTACGCCAGTTGGAGAGGTCTGTATCGCCAAATCCTTGCGTGGTCTCGCGGAATTCGAACGAGTCCCTGCCATAGTGAGCTCCACTTTCCGCAATGTACCGCAACGAGTCCGCTTTATCTTTTCCATATAATTCTTCTACCTCATCCAACGCCATCCAGCGCGTTTTAAATACTTCTTGCCATGTTCGTGGATCGTAGTCCTTTGCGTCTGGGTCAGGAAGAATATCTAGCGGGTCTTCTGCTTCAATGCGGATCTCACCGTTCATGTGATCGTCGTAGTCGATGCGCACATCGAAGTACCCACGATCCTGAATCACACCATCAGAGAACACCTGTGACTCGACAAACTCATAGTCATTGTTATCCATAATGTGCTTGAACACTTTACTCATCGTGTCAGCGAGACCTTGATCGGCGTTACGACGTGGCTTGAACACAATGTCTGCGCGACTTGACGCTTGGTGACCAAGAACTGTGTTAACCGTCGCAAGGATCGTGTTGATCGTTAACGCTGGACGACCTTCGGCGTCCAACCGAGCGACGTCCATCTCGTCCCACTGGTCACCACGATAATAGGCATCACAACGTTTCGCCATATCGCAGTAGTCTAAGTGGCCTGAATCACGGGCGCGGGTGTACCGGTTCCACTGATTGTCCGCTACAGTTATGTCATCCGTTTTTGACTTTGCCATCTTTCTCCATCTCCTGCGCCCACTCTTGTTCGAGTTCAATTAACTGTTCAAACATGTCGGCTAAACCACTCAAACACGTGGGGCAAAAACCAACAGGTAAAATTCCTATATAGCCGCGTAGACCGCCTTCCGCTTCGTAATCGACTTTACAATCACAGAGACTGCATTGTTTAAGCTGTTCTGCGTTCAGCGAGTCTACTTCTTTCACATTACGCTCCTTCAGCATCCACTTTTCTGTACGCTGGAGAGCACAACGCCATTTCGCGTGACGTAAAGTCAGACATGATTTCTTTTGCCTGCTCCATGCACTCTTCAAGTGTTTCGAAGTTCACTGGCGGCCTAGTCGCTGCTAGATACGCGGAGTTGGGAACGTGAATCACTACGACCAAACTAAAACCTACTAATATGCCCATACATCATCCTCAAGCGCTCATCGCTGATTTGTGGCTGTTTCGCATGAGGCCGGGAAGCTTGTCGCGCCAACTCGGTGCGGGTGCTTCTGCTCTTTCGCGCCATGTATGAAACTCGGCCATCATTTGACCAAGCCATGCCAAAGCATCGACCTGATCGTCGTGAACCCCGTTCGGGAAACGTAAAAGCTCGTTGACGAGTGAATCCGTCCACTCGGTACCAGTCGGGAAAAACACCATGCCCTGTTGCATACGACCTTGGATCGCGCGGGCACGTGCTTCTTTGTCTCTTCGACCGGTTTTCAAATCTTTGATGTACATCTGATACAGGCCGCGCTCCTTGATCCGTTTATCAAGGAATGGGCCGAGCGCCATCTCGATGTGGCCACGTTCAATACCAGTAATCGATGGTTCGTAAGCGGTGTACGTATCGAGGATGTGTTCGACCAACTCGCCACCATCCCACTTACCTCGCTCTACGTGCAGGATGTACATGTTGTCGTTAGTATCGATCCCTGCGACTACGCCAACAGAGAAGTCGTTACGCTCTTTCTTACCAATCGCCAAATCCCACGCCGCGTAGACCGTCATTTCGTCGCGGTTCACTTCGTGCGGGTTGTAGTACCTGATCATTGATCTCTGGAAGTACGCGCCTTCATCAGCGACTGGATCCTGCTGATACAGAGCTGACCAATCACGTGATCCAATTGCACGTTTGATTCGCGCAAGCGCGTCAATCGGATATCTGTCGGGGTGTAAAGCGTCCCCTGCTTTACGATACTGTTCATCTTGATCGGCGATCGCTGGGTACTTAATCACTTCCCATTCATCACCGCCTGTTTCCTGCTCGCCCAATAACCAGCCTGCTAGATCGTCGTCATGCCAGCGAGTCAAGATCACCAAAACACCGCCACCTGGGGCTAATCGAGTGTACGCGGTTGACGTATACCAATCTTTAATCGACTGACGGGTCGTCTCCGACTCCGCTTCTTCCCTGTTCTTCACTGGGTCGTCGATCACCAGAATGTGGGCGCCCTTTCCCGTAATAGGTCCACCGACACCGGCTGCTGTGTAACCGCCGCCTTCTGTTGTGAGCCATGCTTCTGCGCTTTGAGATTCTGGATCGAGATGACATTCAGGGAACACCTTGTTGTAGAACGGATCACGAATGGTGGACCGCACTTTACGAGAGAACCCCATAGCCAGTGACCCTGAATACGAACACGCGATCACTTCGTGATGCGGGTTGATCCCAAGGTGCCACGCTGGAAAACAACGTGATGCGAGCTCGGACTTTCCATGTCGAGGCGGCATGAACAGCATGAGACGTGGTGACTTCCCGTCAGCAACATCTTGGCTAAATCTTTCTAGCCGCTGGCAAATATCCTTGTGTACCCAGCCTGCTAAATAGTTTGAGTTGAACGCTTGAACGAAAGACAACAGATGCCGTTGCGCCATGACGCGTCGGGCGAGCTCTGCTTTGGCTGCGGCGGCAGCGTCGAATTCAGTTGTCATAATAACAAAGCAACACAAACGCGAGCGCCGCCATAAAAGCGAGGCTCCATGAGAGAATCAGATTGCTATCAACCATTACTAACCTCTTTGAAATCGCCCTCGATGACAGATGGGTTATCAAGACCCGCCAACTTTGCTAGCTCTTCTGCAGTCATAGTCTCCAGTTGCTTTACGTTGTTGACGTTCACGGTGACTTCCTGAATCTCAGGGGAGTACAGGCCCTGAAGTTTGCCGATCTCTCTAACTGCGGCGATCTCTTCAGTGGCCGTGCCAGCTTTGTAGTAACTTTCAAGTAACATCAAGGAGAGCTTTTCTCGGGTGAAGGTCATACCGCGCTTCTGGTTGTCTTCTATCCCAGCCAGTAAGGCTTTGATGTCTTTATCTTGTTGCCACTCGGCTAATTCTTTTTCGGTCGCCCCTACAGCTTTGCCAGCCACTTCAGGACTAGCACCGCTCGCCAAATGGAAACAGTACATTTCCTTCTGGCGGCTCAGGTTTTTCAGGCCCTTGGTGCTGTAAACAGACTGCGCGACGACGCCTAGTGTTGTCGAATCCATACTGCTCCTATTAGCACAGCTTATATTCTGCCACAAAAGTTACCAGAAAAAAATTTGAAAAAAATTTTGGAGAAAAGTCGTGTGCCCCTTTTTGTAGTTGCTCCCACAAAACCCTACCCCGATTCCGATTCCGCTTTTCGTGCCTTCCCCGATTTCGTTTTATGAACCTACTCCAACTTTTTTTCTAGATCCCACGCCTCGCTGCGCTCGTCGATCGCCGTACATTATGTCTTAACAAAGGAGACTTATTATGCACATCAATCTAAACGCTCTGTCTTTCTACGCTGGTCTTGCTGCTGGTACTACCTATTTTGGCTATCTCAAGGCTAAGGAAAAACTCCCATCAGTGGACACTATCAAGTCTGCTATCCCATCGGTCGAGTTCGACGTTAAAGAACAAGGTGAGTGGTTTACATCCGGTATCATATCGGCAGGGGCCAGACATCACAGAAAGCACCATCCCGAGTTCTATCAGAAATTCAAACACTCCTCCTCTCAATCCTAACTACGATCATCGGTGGCCGTCCTCGGCCACCGATCGACGATCAACGAACTTAGACCGGTGGACCGGGCAAGTTGACACAATTGTAAACCTTGTTCGTTGAACTGGGATCGCTGAACGCCGCGTCGTTGCTGCACTGACAACCGATTGGTACCAGATGGTACCGGATGTGGTACCAGGCTCTACGCCCCGTAGTTACTGGGAATACCCCTAAAAGTACCAGATCCCAGCATTTTACGTTCTTCGCTATAGGAGATGCCTCGCACTAGTAGCGAGTGTTTTTTACACGGGGATAAGGGGCAAAAGATCTGGTACAACTGGTACAAACTACCTAACTTGTTGATGTAGTTCAGATTATTGCCAAATACATCTGGTACACATCTGGTACATTGTACCAGATCTCTTAACTTTTAGTTATATCAGTGCCAGCTTTTATAACTACTGCTTATTACAACAGGCCCGCCGCGCTTCGCGCGTCGATCGCCGATCGTTGATGAATATCCCGGATAAACCGCGAGTAGGCTCACTGCACAGAGATGAAAGCTATGGGATCGGAAGGCGTGTGCAGGTCACGTGGGGAGATAAGTCTCTTGCCCACTACGACGCAAAGGGGTCAGGACCTACCGACTGCCCGCGAGGGCGACAACGGCTCAAGAGCATCTATCTTTCAACTCGCCAGATAAGGAGACATGTCATGGCTACATTAGATCGTATCGCAAAGTGGGAACAGCATCTCAATCAGATGCCACCAGAGCGTGCACTTCGTCTTGTCGGCACAGCGATCGCCAATCGTATCGCACTCGGCAACACACGTGAGGCAGGTGCCCTGCTTCATATCCAGAACCGTATCTTGAACGCTGTTGAAGAGTTCAAGCGTGGCATGGAGGTATAAACATGGCCCTAGACTCTTGGGAAAGCATGCTGATTTGTACAGCAGTTGTTGGAGTCTGGATGCTAGTGGATTGGTGGTGCGTCGAGCGCCACCAACCATTTCCAGACGAGCATGAAACACAGCACTGGGAGCGTGATGATGTTCAGTAAAGAGAACTGTGCTCGGAGAGCACGACGCGTGTATTTCAAATATAGATGGCTTCAAGACATGTTGGACGACGGTGTGTGCCGCTCGGACTACGAACGTCACATGATCGACATGAAGGTCGATCAAGCCAAAGACATCTTATACAGAATAGGCGACCGAGTTCGGAACGCCACAGTGTAGTGCACAGTGCACTACATACCAGTTTTCCCGCTACTCAAGTAGTTGTTGCAACAACCTTGGGGTGCGTATCGGGGGGTTAGTAGCCCCTGCGGGTAGCAACGTAAGTCCTTGGAGCAGTTGTCGGAATCTTTTACGCCGCGCTTCGCGCGGCGATCACCGATCACTTGTGAGCAATCAAGCTCTTCATTCAATGCATAGGAGACTATTATGCACAATACTTCATACATCGACGCCGCGATCACCAACCTTGGTGGTTATGACCTCAACAACCGCGACGCTGAGCTCGTGACTATGATCCAGTCGCAACCTCACGACGAGCCTGCCAACCGCATCGCGCTCACGTTCATCGACCTTGGCGCGCGTCGCCTCGAGTCCAAGAAGTCAGGCAACGAGTACTCAGGTGTCAAGCCCGAGCGCCTGCTGTCGTTCGTACAGAAAGTGATGAACCGCGTGGTTCGTGACTCGTACTACCAGAACGTCATGCAGTCAGCGGAGGAAGAGAAAGAGATCGTCAATGGCATCGACTTCTCATCCGACATCGCCGAGCATCTCAACGTAGATCAGGTCGACACCGACAAGATCGCGGAGCTCGTCACTTCTGACTACCACACGCTGTTCGCATTGCACAGCTGGTTGGCCAACAAGTGCTCGTATCTCGACTCCATCGAGGACTTCCACTTCTACGTCGACCTGTACAAGGACGGCGACGAGTGGGTGCGTGCAGGTGTAGCTGACAACTACGACGAAGCGTGCAACCTCGTGCAACTCGCGGCCGAGCGCCGTGAGGAGCAGTCAGCGGTCAACGATCGTGAGGAAGTGGCCAACATGTCATTCAACTCAGAGTGGCACGACGTTGAGTCAGACAACCCCGAAGACATCGTCATGTCTCAGGAGGAGATCGACAACGACGTAGAAGCGCAGTACGCGTAAATACCAAGCCCCTCTTCGGAGGGGCTTTTTCTCGTTTCCGCTAGCCAGGCGTCGCCGGTCTCGACTTCGTCTCGGCGGCTCCCCCTGGGGCCTGGGGAGGACTGGGTCACTAAAGTAGTTGACAATGGTTACACTGTAAATATAAGTTAGGCTTATCAAGAGGAGACAGCTTATGACTATTCGAGATATGGCATATGAAGTGTACATGTACGAGCTCGATAAAAGCTCGGTGCAACAGTTTGGATACGCCGCCTCACAGAACTATCCCAAAGAAACAGAGCGCGTGGCGATTGCATGCTATGACGTGGGTGACCCGCCAGAGGTCGCAGCTGAAATCATCGCCAATCATTTCAACAACCCTAAACTTATAAGCGTGGCTAATCTTGGCTAGGAACACATTATTCACAGACGCCGACGCCGCGCTCGACGAACTGAAGTACATGGTCGAGACCACTGGGCGCGGGCATGCGATCAGGCATGGGTATTACAAGACCGCAAACGTATTCGCAGTTGTTCAGCTTAATAAAGCGACTATGAAAGACCGAATCGTTGCGCGTTTATCACCGAAAAATGGGCTGCTTCACTGCCCTGTTTTATAAGGAGCACTTATGGTAATCACCGGACCAGCACAAATCGCGTTCGCTCGAGCCATCCATCTGGAAAAAGCACTGCGGCTTGAGTTGAAGACTGGGATGCGTGTCTCACGCAAGTTCAGTCCTTACAAGATTGTGAAGAAAGAGTTTGGACTCAGAGGGAACAAACAGAATGTGCATGCGCAGTTGAAAATGTACATCGACGGGGTACTCAAGAAAGCGTACGTACCACCAGAAGATGGCAAGCCACACTGCGTGTATGACGACTAATTAGAGGTAGGGCCTCTGTAGAGCTTTATTTGTTGAGCTCTCCCCTCCTTATGGAGTAGCGCCAGACCCTCGTTCCTTAAACAGCGGCAGATGCCGTCCCCAATGTCGCCCTCTAGGACTTGTATCGGCACTGGGACACGGTCAAGTGGTGGGGCCCGTAATCAGACTAGCCACAAATTTGCCGAACGGGTCACTTATTAACGCATAGGAGTGCGGTATGAATAACAAATGTATTAACTGCGGCGAAGACACGTCGTTCGGTTCTGGAAGATTCGTCAATCGATCCCCTGCTGATGACGGATACATCTGCCCTGAGTGCCTCACCCTCGACTGCGATGCATGCGGTGAGGACATCGAGCTCGATGCCGATATCAAAGTCGACGGCTGTGTTTATCACGAACACTGCCTCGTCGAGAAATGGCAGTCCTTAGCCATGATGATCAGTGCTTTCGCATTCTGCGAGGACGAAGATTTCGATTTGGAAGAACGTCAACTGCAACTAGAGATATCTGCAGACAAATTATTACGACTAACGAGGAGCTAATGAACGGTAACCCCGCTACCCCAGAAGAAGTTAAAAAAATTATTGGCCTCGCACGCCGAGGCTTAACTATGCAGGAGATTGCAAATCGAGTTGGACGCACCTCTCGATCTGTACAAGTAGTTGTACAGAAGCACCGAGAGGACATCTTCAAGGTTGAAGGATGGCAACGGCTGATATGCACACCACGATTTGGAGCAAAGAGCGATGGGATATAGATCAGATGTACATCTTGCTGTGTACACAGACAGCAACAGCGAATCGAAACTGTCAGCGCATGACAAATTTGTCGCTGCTTATACGCATTGGCGATTTGATAGCAACGTTGACTTTCCTGAATGGCCGTACTGGAACACAACAGAAATCATTAACCACAAAAGCCCGTACCGACAGGCATTTGGTTTCTTGTTTATGAACGAGGGTGTGAAGTGGTACGAAGGTTATCAAGACGTCGATGACGTCATGCGCACTATTGATCATCTCCCGATGTACGGATTTAAAGTTGAGTTTCTCAGGATTGGTGAGGACGCATCGGACGTCGATCAACGAGAACTACTACCAAAAGGAGAACAAAGTCCCTGGGGTATGTTCTGGCCAGTCCACACAATTCAACGCTGTAGCACTTTAGACACCGCAGAACCATATGACGGAGGTACGTTATGGATTGCAGATTATGCGACGAGCCCATCAACGATCGGCGATCAGCACTCGGATACACCACGTGCCTCCACTGCGGCGAGCTAGAAGCACGTAGTGTGAAGCACACCGTTGTTCCCATGCACAAGTCCAACTACACAGTGATCACCGATCGCCGGGACTTGCAGGGGATCAACAACAAGGGAGGATTTCACCGATGAAGTACAACCATATGTTCGACATAGGCTTTGCAGTTGATTCTGAATACGAAGATCCGATGGACTGCATACGAATGGAACCGCAGTTCATTCGTGAAGCTCTGCTCATGCGTATCGCAGGTTTGACAGATAACGAACTCAGCGAGGCATTGGGGCATTGTGACACTTATGAGGGGAGTATCGATCCATGAGTGAACAAACAAACGACGAATGCATCCAAGAAAACTCAACGCTTGCGTTAAATGAGATAGACAAAGTGTTACAGAAGCACTTCCCCGCAGCGAAGTGGAACACCGAGTGGCGTTCCGTGCTCGGGGAAGACTATCGGGAAAACCCAATTTGGAGTCTGACGGTGTACGTGGAGGCAAACAAATGAGTAGGCCCAAATGCAAAAAGTGTCAGGCACCAGCCGACATAGAAGAGATTGGTGGAGCTTTGTGCGCTAAGTGCTGGCTCAAACCATTAACCAAAGAGGGAAATAAAAATGCGACTAACAGACGCACATCAAATTATAAGCAGTGCTATTAAGCACAACATCGAACTTTCAGCGCGTGAGGAAAAAGCTCGCGATGCTGAATACGTAATACCAATGCTTTGGGGACCCCCAGGTGTTGGTAAGACAACGTTGATCAACGATCTAGCCGTTGAGCTAGGCATCGAACGACATACAGTGATCCTTGCACAGTACGATGCAGGCGAACTGGGTGGGTTTCCCATGTTAATGGATTCCCTCCATGGGAAGCGCATGACTCGCGCTCGCCCTGCTTGGCTGCCTGACAAGGGCACTGGCGTTCTGATATTGGACGAGTTTCCACAGTCTCCCTTGGCCAATCAGAACATTGCCGCTCAGCTGATCAACGAACGTCGAGTAGGCGAGCACGAACTCGGTTCAGGTTGGACAATCGTGACCGCTGGTAATGATATCAAGCACCGTGCTGGTACCAACCAGATGCCATCTCATGTGAAGGATCGTGTGCTACACCTTGACATCGAAGCCGATGCCAACACGGCGCTTGATTATTTTAACAAGAACACTTTCAACCCAGAGCTGACTGGTTTCATTCGTTACCGCCCTGAGTGGTTACACAAGTTCGATCCTGACCAGAAGGCTTGCCCAACACCACGTTCGTGGGAGCGTGTGAACAGCGTGCTCGGTTGGGGCATGGAAGCTTCGCAGGAACAGTGGGCCATCGCAGGTCTTGTCGGCGCACCAGCCGCCGCTGACTTCTCAGGGTTCTTACGTGTATTCCGTGAGCTACCTGATCCAGATGCACCACTGAAGGACCCAGACAACGCTGTGATTCCAGATGATCCATCAGTTCTGTATGCATTGATGGCATCGCTGTCAGCACGTGTCGAGGGCAAAACAATCCGTAACCTCATGAAGTATCTCGATCGCGTACCCGGCAAGGAATTCGTTGCTTGCTGTGTTCGAGACATGCTTTCTCGTAACAGCAAGCTTGCACAACACGAGTCAGTCAGCGTCTGGTTACGCGAAACAGGTTCAGAACTACTCTTGGAGATCTAATATGCACCCGCTCATCTCCCGTGCCCGTACACGGTTACTAATCAATCAGCCGTTCTTCGGCTCTATTGCAATGAGTCTGCACGCGCAGTCCACGCAAGACATACCAACCATGGCAACTGACGGCAAGCGTCTGCAATTCAATCCAGAGTTTGTGGAACGCATTGGCGGGGCGATGACGGAAGCAGTGATCTGTCACGAGGTTATGCACGTTGTGTTGAAACACCACACACGTCGTAGCCAACGTGACCCAGAGAAGTGGAACATTGCGTGTGACTACGCAATCAACGACATCCTCATCAACTCAGGCGTCAAGTTACCGGAAGACGGGTTGTACGATGAACAGTATCACAATCAAAATGCAGAGCGCATATACGATGACTTGCCTGACGAGGACTCCAATCAGCCTAGCGGTCAGCGACCACAGGACTTTGGCATTGTCGTTGATCTCACCAACGACGATGGCTCACCAATGTCTGAGGCTGAGAAGTCACAGCATGAGTCACAGCTTGATGCCCGCATCTTCGAGGCCGCGCAGGTCGCCGAACGGACAGCAGGTACGCTACCCGGCGGCGTCAAGCAAATTTTGGAACGCATGCGTAAACCAAAAGTTATCTGGGAGGATCTGATCCGCAAGAAACTTGGTGGATCAACTCCCGATGACTACACATTTACGCGCGTCAATCGTAAGTGGCTTTCTGCTTATAACATCTACATGCCAGCTCAACAGAAGTTCGGGCTCGGCGAACTCGCTGTCATTGTCGACAGCAGTGGCTCTGTTCGTGACTACGAGCTCGAGCAGTTCCTGGGCGAAATGGTACACATCGCTGCTGACCTCGGTGCAACGCGTATCACGGTGATCACTTGTGACACCAAGGTACAAGCCGTCGAGCACTACGAGGCAGGCGAACATATCCATGCACTCAACACCAACGGACGTGGCGGCACACTTGCTAAGCCAGCGTTCGACTATTTGATCGATCACGGCTACGAACCAGACACTATCGTGTACTTCACCGATGGCGGCTTGTTTGACAAAGACGAGCTAGTCGAACCCAACGCCCCTGTAATCTGGGCAACAACGACCGAAGACTCAGACTTCCCGTTTGGCGAGAAAGTCTATGTCGAAATCAATGAGGCTGAAGAGGCAATCTAAGATGAGCACAGTAAATGACGTATTAGATCTCAAGCGTACTATTGCTTCGCTACCTTACGACATGCGTGTCAAAGCAGCGAAGTCCTACAAAAGTGAGCTTTCATACCGAGATGAAAATGCATGCGTCAAACCAATTAAAGACCTGTTCGTAAGTCTACGTGAATCGCGTAGACAATTACGTAGTGGAACTGGTTACGCTCCAATGGAAAAGCACTTTCAAAAGTATTTAGGTGCAATTCGCTACAATTGGTTTGAGGACTTACCGCATCGTGGTGACTTTGACATCGCGATGGAGTGGATTAACCCCAGCACTAAAAAAATAGTCACTCGCCGCATTGGGCAACGCTACCGCACCCCTGTCAAAGTTATGGTGACTCCTCAGTATTTATCTGCGTTTAAAAACGTCAAGCAGCTACACAAAATCAAAAACCCTGAATGGGACGATGACTGCTACGCAATACCAACATCGATCTACAAAAAGTACACAACAGACAATGGTATTCAGATCATTCATTCTCAAGGTTCGTATTGGTACAGCGATTGCACTCGGGATGGCGAAATGTACACCGCAATAAAACATGGAATGCATGCGACGCATGTATCCGAGAAACGTGCCGTGACGTTGCTAAATAAACGTCTCAAGGCAGAAACACTAGCGAGGTTTGGAATATGAATCCTATCGTAGAACAAGCATTGGAGGAGTCTTCTCGTCTCCGTTCAGGATACGGCCTGTATTATTACAGACTAAGCGGCGACCAGTACTGGCTCGAGTACATCGAACCAGTCAAGGAAGTGCGCCGTTGGAACCGTGACCTGATGATGTTCGATATACGTTCTTTCAAAGTAAGAGGCGGGTCTGGTTACAAGCATTACGGACTTATTGATTTGAACCGCGCGCGCGTTCCAAAAGGTACCTTCAGCAGTATTATCACAGGTACTCATGAGCGCGCTGATCATTGGGAAGCGCATGTATTCGCTGTTTCTGATACACCCCGCAAAACTTTACAGTTGTTCGATCGTCGGTTGAAACAGCTTGTCAGACTACAGCTCAGCCGATAATATAAGTCCAGCTTATAGGAGAGAGCATGTCTAAAATAAGTTGGGAAGAGCTGATCCAAGACTATTCCGATGGCGCAACGATCACCGATCTATCCCGAAAGTACGATTGTTCACGACAGGCAATCTACAAACGATTCCATCAGTACGGCATACGACAAGCAAACAGACAGCAACGAACCATGCTAGGACAGATAGCGATCGACGATCGTTTCACCCGCATGCACGTTGCTTACGAAGCACTGAACAATATTCAGAACGCTGTCGAAGATTGCTCCGTCAATCTGAAGCGCACGCAGTTTCAAATGCAAGCGCTGTTCAGACATATGCAGGACCTGAAAGAAACATTCACTGACATTCACGAGACACACCTCTCGACAACAATCAAAGAACTCAGAAACGAGTTACGGCAAGGCCACAAACAAATCATTGAGCAGGTAGAAAATGGGTATACCGACGCAGAGCGAACGTCCAGATAAGGACCACGTCGAGCATCACAACTCAGGATTAGGGCCAGTCAGTACGTGGTCGTTCAGTGCATTGCAGGTATTCGAGCAATGCCCACACAGAACGTACCTCAAGCGTATTGCTAATGTGGAGGAACCACAACATGAAGCAGCGGCACGCGGCACGAAGATCCACGACATCGCAGAAAAGTGGGTCGATGGAACTCTTGAAGGAGAACTTCCTAAAGAACTCGGGAAGTTACCTGCTAGCTTCGAAGCCTTACGAGAAGCTTACCTCGAAGGACGAGTCGAGCTCGAAGGCGATTGGGGATACGACATTATGTGGCAGCCCTGCGGCTGGACCGATGACGCTGTTTGGGCGCGTGTTAAGTGCGACGCCGTGGAGCACGAAGATGAAACATCTATTCGTGTCATCGACTACAAAACAGGCAAAAAATTCGGAAACGAACTGAAGCACAACCAACAGCTCATGCTGTACGCGGTTGCAACATTCTTACGTTTTCCCGAGTGCCAGTTTGTCAACGCCGAGCTCTGGTATCTGGACGAAGGCAAGACAACAAGCAAGCAATACACACGTGAAATGGCTGAGCGGTTTCAGAAAAGCTGGCATGAACGCGCACTTCGGATGACGACCTGCAAGGACTTCAGGCCAAATCCAAGCAAGATCAACTGCCGTTGGTGCAGTTACAGACAATCGGGCCACTGCGATTGGGCAGTGGATCCGTAACAGTTTCAACTCAGGAGTACATACAATGCAAAAAGAACCCTTCGCGTTCCGTGCAGGACGCATCATCGGATCTCTAAAACCTATCAGCCCAGGTGCTTTCGCAGTGGGTGGTATCGCAGGCTACTTCGCTTTCTCCATGATTGGCATGGCGAGTGAAATGTTTGCGTCCATCGCATTGATCGTCTTGCTTGGTGCTTTGTTCGTGGAGCTCACATGCAGACTCAAACAGCAACCATCAGTGTAGGACTAGCAAACGGAGACGCACAGCTATGGGACCAAATTCAGAGCATGGAACCGGGCACACAGCTTCACTCAGCGAGGCAACAGAGGTATCTGATCAAAGACATTCGTCACATTCTCGATACATTAAAAGTATTACGGCACCTTATGCAACGCGATGTTTCAAAGCCGGTACAAATAATAAAAAGATCGGGGGGCCAGTGGTCACTAAAGGAAAATGGCGAGGACTTCCTATCTTCACCTTGACCTTAGAGGAACGTTCAACCTGCCCTCCTCACTGCGAACAATGGAACGATTGCTACGGCAACAACATGCCTTTCGCCAAGCGCATCGATCACCGATCACCACTTTTTTACGAGGCCCTAACTAATGAACTCGACACGTTCGACTACTTGTATACGTACGGTTATGTCGTTCGGCCGCACATTCTCGGTGACTTTTTTGATGAAGAGTATGTCCGCTGGTGGGGCATGCAGGTGCTCCGTCGCCCTGCCCTTCATGGCTGGGGCTTTACTCACCACCGCAGTGATAGCGGGATTGGTCGTTACATACAAGAACACATCAACTGCGATCGATTCAACATCCGCTTCTCGGATGACCCAACGCTAATCAACTCAACACGAGTCGAAGATGATTGGGAGTATCAGCCAGCAGACGACGAGATCGTGTGCCCTGAACAACTCGGACAAACAAGTAGCTGTGCAAACTGCAGTTTGTGCTGGGAGCAACGCGACAAGCGAATCGTATTTTTACGTCACTAACTATAAGGAGTGCTTATGAAGCAGTTATACGTACCGCATAATCTCACCATTCGTGAGAACCCACAGTGCGTCGTCGAGGTGATCGAGGACGGTGAGTACGGTGAGGGCACAGATCGTCCCGGCATGCCGTACAGTCGAATCATCGGTTCGTTTGCAACGGTCCATCATGCCAAGCGTGTGTACCCACATGCTCAGATCGATGAAGCATTCTCGACTGCGTTCTCGAATCACATCGCGGCGGCCGCCGAACGCATTACAAATACCGTTGCGCCAAGCAACATGGACACCGAGGTCGAACCAGACCCGACGTTCGATGCCGCGCATGAAATCCGTTATGACAATCAGGGAGTACCTTACTAATGTTACTCGAAGCAGCGGGCTCAGCAGCCGGTATCACTGCTGTCGCATACAAACTCGACATCAAGAAAGTATTGGGCTACGACGCGCTGTTCGACATCACAGCAACGGCTGGTCTCGCCCTGCTCTTTCAGGGCACATACTCAGGTATGGTCGTCGCAATGGTTGCAGGTTTATTAGTATCGCTTATACTAACCTACTTGAAACGACGCATTGGCTACAAGAAGCTCCAACTTGTAGACCGCCGACTCCGATGGGTGGAGTACGAGCCAGCGTAAGGAGGATCAATGATTAAGAAATGGCCTTTATTCGAGCATCAAGAGCACACCGCTCAATTCATTCTGGACTCCGATCCAGGTTGCTTCATTATGAACGACCCAGGCACCGGCAAGACGCGCTCGGTGCTCGAAGCATTCGATCGTCATAAGAAGTCAGAACCCAAGGCAAAGCTCATTGTTGTCGCGCCGCTCAGTATTCTTGAGCCAGCGTGGGGTGCGGACATTAAAAAGTTCACGCCCCACCTCAAGTACGTAGTGGCCTACGCCAAGAACCGTGAAGCCGCGTTCAACGAAGATGTTGATATCTACATCACAAACCATGACGCAGTGAAGTGGCTCAGAACAGACGGCAAGTACACCAAAGAAACGCAGAAACGTGATTGGCTTGTGGTCGACGAATCAACGGCGTTTAAAAATGCGACATCACAGCGTTCAAAAGCACTGCAAAAAATAAGCGGGGCTTATGCAAAACGGATCCTGATGACAGGCACTCCCGTACCAAACACCGTCTGTGACGTGTGGCATCAGATCATGTGCGTCGACGGAGGCCAGAGACTCGGTACATCCTTCTACAGATTCCGTAGTCAGGTGTGTAATCCAGTTCCTGTGTTTGGTATGCCGAACATTGCCAAGTGGGAAGACAAACCCGGTGCAACGGATTGGGTCATGGACATGATCAGAGATATCTCCATCAGATATGCAGCGGAGGACTGCCTTGACCTACCAGAGAATCGGGTACAGACGTTATACATCGACTTACCAAGGACCATACGAAACAAGTACGACCAGCTCGCCATCGACTCCGTGGTCTTACTTCAAGACAAAGTTATCAACGCGGTCCATGCAGGTAGCCGCATTAAAAAGCTCCTGCAACTTTGCACTGGCGCTGTGTATGACAACGACGGCAAGGCTAAGTTGGCCCACACGGCTCGGTATGAGCTTGTTGCAGACCTTGTTGAACAGCGGCCCCACCCTTGCGTCGTCGCTTATAACTGGAAGCACGAACGACAACAGCTACAAGAACTTGCCGACAAGCGTGGGATATCGATGGCGTTCATCGACGGCGAAGTTAATCCAAGAAATCGAACTCGAATCGTTGACGAATTCCAAGCGGGCAAGATCAAGATGCTCGCCTGCCACCCCCAAGCGGCTGGTCATGGCCTTACGCTTACGGCAGGCAAGACAACAATCTGGTGTTCGCCTACCTACAATTCCGAGCATTTTCAACAGCTCAACAGACGCGTCCACCGTGCTGGACAAACTGAAAAAACTGAAACGATCTTAATTGCGGCAAACCATACCGCTGAGAACGAGGTCTACGAAAAGCTACAGAATAAGTTAGTACGTATGGACGACCTGCTCAGCCTGTTTGCCGATAACACGCAACAGGAGGCAACGGCGTGAAGATACATATCGAATTCGATTTAACCCCTGAAGAATTTCAAGAGCTGTTCGTCCCCGGCGAACAACAGCAAGAGTTCATGGTCGCGATGTACGACGCGTACACCAGTGCGTTTCAACAATTCTTCAAACAACAGATCGACCCCAACGGGGTGATCTTCAACAAAGGGGAAGCGGCGTGACGATAAAAGAACAAATTAATCAGTTAGAAAGGATACGCGGTGCAATAACAAGCATCGAAGCCAAGCTTAAAAAACTTAAAGAAAAACGTGATGACATGCAGTGGACTGTAATGAACAGGATGGAACGCGAGGGCATCGAGCGAACCGGTACTGAAACATCCAATGTGTTCATCTCAACAGAATTTGTTCCAACCGTACAGGATTGGGACAAATTGCTAACGTGGATCAAGGAAACGGATAACTGGTACATATTCCAGCGCCGTATTTCCGCGACCGCGTGGCGTGAGCTCTGCAAGACGGAAGATAAGATCCCTGGGGTCGAGCCGTTCGAGCAGAAAAAACTTAATATGCGCAAGGTCCGAAAGCAGGACTAGGAGTAAACAAGCGTATGAATCAAATAGCTATTATCAAAGAAACACCTGATCACGTAAAAAATGCAACAGGTCTCGGCAACGAGAACGTGAGCTTCGACTCACTACAGACACCACGTCTTAAACTACTGCAAGATATGAGCGGTGAGGTTAAGAAGTCTGATCCTCGTTACATCAAAGGTGCCGAAGCGGGCATGATCTTGAACACCGTCGCAAACAAAGCGTACGAAGAAATGTTCCTGATCAACATCAAGTTCGACTCTGGCATTGTCGCCTTTGAGAAGATGACCAACATGCCCTTCAAGGCACCAAACAACTCTGGCTTGTTCGAGTCAATCAAAGCAGCAGAAGATGCTTTGATCTTCGAAGGACGTAATCCAGAAGATTACGACATCAAAGACTCACACATGCACAGCGTACTGGTACTCGACCCAGAAACGGGTAAGCCATCGCCTGCGACCATGGACTTCATGAAAACTAAAGTGAAGGCATCCAAGGAGTGGAACACGTTGATCAGCGATCAAGGTGGCGATCGGTTCTCTTCTATCTGGCACGTCAAGCCAGTCGTTCAAACCTACAACGGTAACTCGTGGTACAACTACAGTTTCGAGTTCTACGGTTGGTGCGATGAGGACACCTATGAGCTGGCTAAGAAGATCCATGCTTCTCTTCCTTGACGGAAAGCTCTTGTAATTTATAAGCCTAGCTATTATAAAACGTGAACGAGCACTCGTTCATAAAGAAAGTGCATCGGCTACTTCCAGATTCAATATTCATCTGGAAGATAGCTGATCCCTTTCAAGGTGGCGTACCTGATGCCCTATACTTTGGGCAGGACGGCACCACCTTATTTGTCGAGTACAAGTTCGTACAAAAAAGACCAGTACGGCCAACAACAATTATTAAGCCGAACTTGTCAGCCCAACAACAGATTTGGCTATCGTCCTTACATGAGCGAAAACAAAATGTGTTGGTAGTCTTGGGTCACGGCGCAGATTGTTCTATATTTTCGACGCCCAAGCATTGGACCGAAGGAATCGCCAATGCAGACCTACAACCATCAACAATAAAAGAGCTAGCGGAAACGATAGCTTCCGTCTTAGGAGTGACGTAAATGTCCAGTAAAAAATATGCTTTTAAAGCGAACGCAGTAAAAGAAAAACCATGGAAGTACAAAGCCTACCCACAAAAGGATGTGGAGAAATTAGCTGCTCGCTTTAAAGCACGTTGGTTGCAGGTCAAAGATGAGGAAAAAATAACTCAAACGGAATTCGCTGACAAAATCGGCGTAACGCAACCAGCACTTAATCAATTTCTAAACGGCGCTACGCCAATCAGCAATGCGCAGATCATATCGCTCTGCCGCGAGCTTAACGTATCGCCCAACGAGATGGTCAAAGGAATCAAATTCTTTGAACCGTTCTTTTCACACATGCTTGTCCCTCGAACGATTAAGATCAGGATGGTCCTAGCCGCAACGAAGGCACAAGCTCTGAAGAAGGAAAAAACATTGATGGAGACTGCCGTTAATTTTTATTCCGCACTACCTAACGATATTGATGTTTATGCTTGCCTCGTAGAGGGCGATGTTTACGAGCCCCGCTATAAGCATGGTGAAAAAGTTATCGTTAGCGCGGAAACCCCTCAACCCGGCGAGGAGTGCCTTGTTGTTTTGGAAGAGGGATCAAAATGCATCACTACGCTTAAAGAAGATGGTTTAGGGTTTATATGCTCTAAACGAGCAACCTGTATCGGCTGTTCTCCTTTAAAAGGTATCGATGATCCACGCATTTCGTATGTCCATAAAGTGATAGGTATGACAAGATGAAGCATTACCATATGGCTACGCAGAAGGGTTTGCATGACCTTAATAAAATCTGACGGATCGACTGCTGAATACTATGAACTGCCGCAAGACGCGACAGAGTTACAGCACCTTATTTCACACAAAAACATGAACGCTCAGATTGGGGAGATCTTTCGCGCTTGTTACAGGTACGGTGAGGTCGCCCATTCTGAGATGCTTCGTGATGCAAAGAAGATTATGTTTTACGCGCAAGCGGAAATTGAACGGCTCGAGAATATAAGCAGGACTAATCATGATCAAAAGAATCCATGTGAATCAGCATCACATCAGGCACAACGCCAAGAACCCGGACCAGCAGAAACCGGTGCTTACGGTGAAGACTTCTCGAGCCAATACGAAAGCTAACCGTGTTTTCATCGAGGGGCCATGCGAGATTATTTACTCGCCAGATAAACCGCTGTCGTGTGGTGCCAAGGTGTGGATCGAAACAACAAGTAAGGTAATGGTTAAAGATGAAATTGATGACGCTAGCCGAATGGGCTGATAGCATGTTTACCCCCAATTCAAAGCCGCACATCAACACACTACACAAACTCATTATGCGCGGCGAGATACCTGCCCGTAAATTGGGCAACAAGTGGTACGTTGAGGTAGACGGTGGCCGACAAACGCAAAACAGCACAGTCGAAAAGGCTCGTTCCAAATTTATATAAGAATGGAAAGTATTGGGTATGGAGACAGCCTCGACTTAACAAGCGCGTAAGTCTAGGCTCAATCTCTGAGCGTGAAGCAATCTTAGCCGCTAACCAACTCAACGCAGAGTTCGCCGTTAATCAGGCGGTTGATATCGATTTCTTAACCCAACGCGTTACACGTGTTGAAACTACCGTGAACCATGTGCTTGACGTATGGTTTGAAAATTATTGGGAGCCTCGCATCGAGCGTGGTGAGATATCTCAGTCCACTCTACAAAATCACGACATGCCTTGCTTCGAAGAAACGCGCGCGGCGATCGGCGATCAATGTATACACGATGTGTACACATCAGCGCTAACCAGCTTACTGACAAATAAATCGATGAGTAAGTACAGACGCTTGCGTTCGTTTTGGCAACGCATGTTCAAGTATGCAATTGGTATGGGCATGTGTGCTACAAACCCTGCCGATGCCATTATGACCTACGCGCAGAAAGGCGGTGACTCTCGAAAGAAACGGATACGCCTGCCTCTGTCTTGGTTTATGAAGATGTATGACACCGCTCGAGCAACTCCTAAATGGGGATGGTTTGCTGACGCGATGGTTGTACAGCTTTATACGGCTGTTGATCGAAGCACGTTGATGTCACTACATGAGGATCACATCAAGGATGGCATTTGGTATTACACAAGAAAGAAAACACGCCAACACCCGCACTCACACGTCGCGGTCAAGCTACCGACAGAAGCTAAGGGAGTCATTGCAAAGTACAAAGGCAAAGGCTTCATATTCGCTCAGTCGTTTAAAAACCCAGGTGAGGTCTACACTAAAACATTCGCCCGCGTGGTTAAGGCCAGTGGTGTTGATGGCCTTGTTCCCGATGGCCAAACGCCTCCCACGTCACACGAGGTACGCGCTCTGGCTGGCCATCTCAACATGGTACATGGAAAGTCGGTCGAACAAATCCAGCGGCTCATGGCGCACAAGGACGCGAAGATGACACAGCATTACTTAGCAGACCATAAAGGGATCAAACATTTGGCTGCTGAAGGGATTGACGTCCCACTTTATGACTTAAAAGAGGAATAGATTGGGCTTATAAGTGGATTGAGTAAAGATGAGATCTTTCCAAAATCTTTCCAAAATCTTTCCAAAGAATAGGAGAAAAGCGCTAAGTCCTTGATTTGTTGGTGCAAGTGGCGGGACTTGAACCCGCGACCTCTCCCTTACCAAATTAACGTCTTATCACATATAAGTTATTATTTTTTATACAATTATCATGACTGGGGCAGTGTTTTATAAGCCACACTTATACACAACTAAATCAGTCACTTAACACTGCCCACATGCAAAATCTTTCCAAAATCTGTAGCCTTTAAGCTACTTATTTTTTCGACATGTACGCTTGAGCACCGAAGTACATTCCGACAACGGATGCACAAGACAAAAATAACAAGTCACTAATACTAGCGACGGTCTCAAGCCGTTTTTCAGACACCACCGGCAGTACCGGTAGTATCGCGTAGCTGACCATTGACAGTAGTGCAACCCAAGCCATGCGCTTTTGCGCTTCAGCTTTCTCTTCACGTAGCTCAAGCTCGATAATATCTTTGGCATGAGAGAGTTCTTCATCACTGACCACCCCGTCTCCGTCGTCATACCGCTCATAAATCGATCCTTTTTCAAATTGCTTAACCATTTTGAGTTGCTCCATTCCATGGTTGTTTTTTCTCAGTCATCTTGTTCAGAAACTGATTCACTGGCGTCTGAAACTCAGACATGATGTCTTCCTTCATCAGCTCGGTTAGCTTCCACTCAAGGCGTAGGGCACGTGGTCTACGTGTGGTGTTTGGTAAATGCGCTCTGACTTCTTCAAATCCGTGTTTCAGAATCGCTGCTTTGAATTTGTGCGTATCCATCGACCGAACAGCCATGGTGTTGTACACCGCGCGCAGATCGGCGATCTCCACGTATTGCGTACCGCCTAAGTTCTCAATCCACTTCAGAACGATGTCGCGCGCCGCAATATTCCTGTTCTCGTCTGCGTTCGCGCCCTTGTCATAGAGGATTGCATCAACGAAATAATCCAAGT